GATCGAACCAATACTGTAATGAACGTACTGATGGGAATTGCTTATTTGGTAAATTCCAGTAATCATCGCGGTTTAGGCGAGCCAAAGGAATAACTTGTTGGCTAGTTGAAAATACAATCTGACGAATGGAGAATGTAGGAGCTACAGTCTCGCGCAAACGATAATACAAATAGGGAGGGGTAATGCTAATGTTATAATACTGCCACTGCTTATCGGTCATTGTGATTGACGGAAACTGTTGAATGGTTGTCCAATGAATACCATCGTTAGATACTTCATAAGCAAAATTATAAGTAACCGTTTGCCCCGCGGGCGCGTGAGCATTAAAACCAACATAGAACACTGGGTTGGAGCCTTGATACTGCAGACCAAACCAATTTTCACCAACAGTTGAGGTAGATACCAACTCAAGGTTTTGCGCAAATACAGCAGGCGATTCTGGATTATCAATTGGCAAATATTCTGCCGCAGACGAATTAACAATATATACCCAGTTAGCTTCACGCACATCAATAGTGGTTTTTGGTAAAACTAATTGTTGCTGAGCCGTTAATGCACCATACAATTGATTTTCTAACAACCAAAGATTAACGCCCAAGTTTGACAAGTTTTGCAAGTTGTAAAACAACGCTTGCTTAGCTGTATCAATATACTCGGGCGTGATCTCTTCTGCCGTTTTACCGGCATCACGATATGCATAAGAAATTAACTGGTCGACATTAATTTGTGTCTGACCAGTTGTTCCACTGTAAGCCATATTACCTTCCGCGGCCAGCGGCGCGCTTAGTTACTTTTTTGGGGAGATTGTTACTAGCTGGACCAGCTTTCACAAACTCCTTACCGACCTTCTTTGGAATGCCTATTGTGCTTTTACCAGCAGCGGCTGCATACATCGCAGCTTGCTGGTCTTTAGATTTGTATGGCATCAGCAGACCTTTTTACCAGCTTTCATGTAACCCATTTTGTTGCGTACGTCTGTTGGCAACTTAGCTAGACCGGGGTTCTCTTGTGCATCAACTTCTTTCAAAGAACCGCCTTCGTTCATATTAATTGTGCCGCCTTTTTTATAAATACCGGGCTGATTGCTATATGAAGAACCAAGATTAGAAAACGCTTTACCAACTCTTTGCATAAAGTTTGGCTGTGCCATTGCACGACGTCTTACTGGTGCTGTTGGGTAAGCTTGCTTACCAGTATAGCTACCACCATTCATATCTTGTTCAGAAGGCATACCACCGCCGTTTACATCTTGCTGCGATGGATTACCATATGGGGCGTCCATATCAGCAATATCACCTTGGTAGCCAGACATAGTTGAAGCTGGTTTTGTACCAGTTGCTTCATACATACGAGCCATAATAAATGGATCAGTTTGATCCGCGCCGCCTAGATATTTTAACTGTTCAGCAGTCAAACCGCCATCAGCCATGCATTTCATCTTTTTGGTTTTGCCGCCTTTTTTGTATGTGTCGCCCATTGCATTCATGCGACCTTCTTCCATACCTTTTTTAGCAGCATCGCCACGTGAACCAAAAGCTTCGTAGTCAGCTTTTGCTGCCTTTTTGTCGCCTTCAGCCATGTTTTTGTCGTAGTATTTTTGTTGTGCTTCAGTTGCACCAGCTTGCTTGACGGATTTGCCGTCAGCATACTTTTTTACTTTACCACCTGTCTTGTACTTGTTTGGCATCTCTTTAGCGCCAGACTTAGCAGCGGCTTTTTTGTCGCCAGTGGGAGCTACTTTTTTAATCTTGTCTTTTTCGCCAGCTGGCATCTTGTTAGTTTTGCTAACATCGCTACCTTTAAAGTTTGGTTTGGTAGAAGCTTTAGAAGGAGCAGTAGCTTTTTTTGCAGATTCTTTGCTCTTAATCATTTTAACTGCATCGCCAGAAGGCTTTTTATTTTCATCCGCAACGCTGCCACCTTTGGCAATCATCTTTGGTTTTTCTTTTTTAGCAGCCTCAATGTTTTTGATATCTTGTGCAGTTTTTTTAGCACCATATACACCAACAGAACCGCCGGTTTTATATTTCTTAACAGTACCGCATTCTTTTTTAGAACGACCACCTTTTTTGAGTTTGATCTCAGTTGGCTCAGACTTATCGTGCTCGGCTTTATCGTGTTGCTTAAAAGCCTTTTTAATCATCTTTTTGTCTTGCGCCATATCATCGGCACAAGCAGCTCCGCCTTCTTTCATCTTTTTAGATGATGAGCCGCCGTAGCACATTGCTTTTGGCTTAGCGTGACCGCCTTCTTTGAAGGCTTGCATCTTTGGTAGTGTTTTAAAACCGTCCATGTTATTGATTCCTCTAGAGTTATTGGATAGCGGACTGATCAGGTCCTACTTATACTAATGCAAAAAAAGGGCGTTTTGCGCCCTAAGCTTGGTTTAAAAACAGGGCTCTTTCGCGTTCTCTGCGCTTTTGGAGCACTGCCGGTTTGTTCCACATCAGAATGGCATCCGCCGCTCCTTTGAGGTCGTTTTCGTTAATTCTCTTTACCACAGTAGATTTACGGAAATTGGTTTCGCCAATATTAAAGCACAGGCTGTACAGGGCGTCGTATTGGTTCTGGGTAAGGGGTACCCTCACCGAACTCTCAACGGCCTCGCTACACCACTTTAAATCGCTTTTAAGAAGCTCTTTTACCTGCTCATCTGTCAGGGTTTCATTAAGAAGGTGCTCTTCATCGGTTTTGATGAGGTGTCCAACGCCAATTGTTAATAGACCTTTTGAGTCTTTATAAGCTTTATTACGAAAGCCTTCTTCTTTGGTAATAAAGTCTAAAGTCGAATTAGCAATTGCCATGATGTTTTCTTCGATTTGTGTGTAGTTATCGGAAAAGTGCACTGCTGCAAATATGCCAATTACCCACAACAGTACTACGAATATCTTTTTCATTTGGGCTCCTTTCTCCACGCATTATAGCGTGAATTGGGGGGTCACTTATTTAGTGAGTCGTATTGTTGGTAGCAGGCTGAGAGGCTGCTTCGCAGGATGTCTGCTCTGGCAGCTTCCCGTTCAAGAAAGACTGCATCCTCGGCAGAAAGGGACAACCCAGTTCCACCTTGTCCATTTGCGGCGTTTTGGGCGCGACTGGGACGTTCACGCAACTTGATAAGAGCATCAGCGAGAGAGTTGTTAATAGAAGCGATTTGCGCATCTTTTTCCTTCCTTATTTGGTCGGCGGCTGCTTGGTGCTTTTGTTCGGCTTCTTGAACCAATTGGGTTTGTCGAACTTTATATGCTTCAAATCTTCCCGATTCAAAACTAAAGCCACTATACCAAGCACCAGAAAGAAGTAAAGCGACAGCAATAATTTTGACATAGGTTAATGGTGATAATGGAAACATCAATCCCCCGGTTCCGTTTTGCCTTTCATGGCTACACTAGCACCGCCAGCAGCCGAGACAATTCCAAGAGATTCAGCAAGCTCACGAATGCTGACGGAGTTTTGCATTACTTCATAAAAGGCTAGAGCAATCACCGCAATAAGACTGATAAGCCATGTCACCCGACCGATGTCATAGGTCTCATTGTCTTTGCCAGTGAGGAGCTGTTTGATGAACTGGCTCACTTGTTCAGAAAGCCTTGGAACAGATTGGCCAGAATGGCACCTAAAAGAGCCGCAGCGCCGCCGATGCCGAGTAGCAGTCTCCAACCACCATGAGCCTCAGCTAAGGTTTTCTGGATGGCTTGAATGCATTCCTTGATCTCTTTCATCTCCTGAATCATCTTGTCCATGTCGGCTTGCAGGTGCTCAATGTCATTGGCATGGGTGGCAAGCTCCCTTGCCGTGGTGATTGGGTCCATCTCGTTCATTGTTTATTTACCTTGTTAGGCTTTAGATGCAGTAGTTGCCCAAGGAAGTGGTGTGTTTTGTGGGCTAACTGGTGGGTTTACGATTGACGCAATTTGCCCATCAATATTGGCGTAATAGTTAGCCTGATTATCAGTAGATTCATTAATCCAACCCAATACGATTTGCTCGGTTAAGTTAGCGTAAGGAATAAATCCTGACTCTTTGGCTTCTTGTGAAAATTGAATGTTGCCATCAATTGAGGCAGTATGCGTACCATCTGTGCCAGATACAGTAAAGAGCACATTAACCACATAATCAGGGTCGGGTGTGTTTAATGTGAACATCGAGTTAATTGTAGTTGTGTATGTTGTTGTCATTTTTATGCTCCTAATTTAGCTTTGAGTGCGTTTACTTCTGCGGATAGTTCTTTTACTGCGTTAATTAAATGCCATGTAATATTTGTAGTATCTACAGACATTACACCAGTAGATTCGGTTTTTACACAGTCTGGCAATACTAAAGCAAGTTCTTGTGCGATTGCACCTAATTGAACACCTTTAATATCAATAGCGGAAGATTTTGGCAATTCGGTTACTTCATCTGCTGTGCGATATTCAAAGTTGCGGACTTGAATTGCGTTAATTGCAGAAAGACCTACTGTGTTGTCAACGATGTTCTTTTTAAGTCTTTGGTCAGAAGTAATAGACCATGCAGCAGAGTTATTCGTTTGATAGGCTGGGCCTTGAATATAAGCTGTGCTGCCGCCTTTTCCAGTTGCACCAAAAGCCATGACAACTTCTTGATTAACTGAAGAAGATGATGCAAACGAATACCCAACGTAAATACCACTACCACCAGTTCCTAAATTTGAGCCTGATGAACTACCCAAGCAAAGGTTATTTGAACCTGTGGTGATATTTACACCTGCTGCGCTTCCAAAACAGTTGTTATTTGTGCCTGTTGTTACCGCAAAGCCTGCGTTTACGCCAACGGCTACTAAATTTCCAGCTGTTGTGCTATACCCAGCTGTTGTCCCAATACATACGTTATTAGAGCCTGTTGTATTTAGATAAAGGGCTTGATAACCTACTGCTGTGTTATAAGATGCGGTGGTGTTACTTGTTAATGCTTGATGACCCATTGCTGTGTTATACGCACCAGTTGAGTTAGCATATAAAGCGGAATCACCCATAACAGTATTATTAACACCTGATGTAGTGCTGTAAGCAGCTACACGCCCCACAGCCGTATTTGATGTTGTATTGCTGTTATATAAAGATTGAAAACCTACCGCAGTATTGTTAGATGCGGTGGTGTTTGAGTAAAGAGATTGAAAACCTATGCCAGTATTTTGACCACCAGTTGTATTTAATTGAACTGCACCAGTACCAATTGCAATATTGGCATATCCTGAAGTATTTGATGCCAAAGAATTAGCACCAACAGCTACAGCATAATTATTGGTATTAGAGCCTGAAAGTGCGTTGTAACCTATTGCAGTATTTTGCGTACCAGTTGTGTTTCCATAACCAGCCTGATAACCTACTGCTGTGTTATTAGATGCGGTGGTGTTAGAAACTAAAGTGCCAGCACCTAAAGCAGTATTTTGAGAACCAGTAGTGTTAGCATAAAGGGGTGCTTGCACATTTCCATCATTGCCACCAAAAGCCACATTTGAACTACCAGTTGTATTACTATAAAGAGCTTGATGACCTACTGCTGTATTCCAGCCTGTTGTATTACTTCTTAATGTTTGGTAACCAATGGCAGTTAAATTTTGTTGTGTATTACTATACCCAGCCTGATAACCTACTGCTGTATTGTTAGATGCGGTGGTGTTTGAGTAAAGGGCTTGTTGTCCTAAAGCCGTATTTTGAGTTCCACCAGTATTTAAATACATGGTTTGAAAACCAACAGCAGTATTGTAATAACCAGTTGTATTTGAATATAAAGCACCTCCACCAACAACAGTTAATTGTGAACCTGTGGTGTTAGAATAAGCAGCCTGAATACCTACTGCGGTGTTATTAGAAGCGGTGGTGTTTGAGTAAAGAGATTGATAACCCAATCCTGTGTTATATGAACCAGTCGTATTAGAATAAAGTGCTAGTGAACTTATTGCAGTATTAGAAATGCCACTTGTGGTTGACCTTGCAGCTTGATAACCAAATGCGTTATTTCCGCCTGCTGTATTTGAATATAAAGCATCTCTACCAACTGCTGTATTGTTTACGCCAGTTTGGTTTGAATATAAAGCAGCATTACCTAAAGCTGTATTGTCTGAACCAGTAGTATTGCTGTAAAGGGAGTTAAATCCTATTGCAGTATGTGAGTTACCAGTTGTATTTGAGTAAACAGAACCTTTACCAATAGCGGTAATTTCAGTTGCTGTTGTTCCTGTATAAGCTGCTTGATAACCTACTGCTGTGTTGTTAGATGCGGTGGTGTTTGAGTAAAGAGCTTCATGTCCTAAAACAGAATTGTAACTTCCTGTAGTATTTGTTCTAAAAGAACGATTACCTATTGCCACATTTTGTGTGCCTGTTGTAGTGTAAAAACCAGCATCAGTTCCAACTCCAACATTAAAATCAGCAGTAGTGGCACTATATAATGAAGCTCTACCAACAGCAACATTATAATTACCAGTTGTGTTTGTTGAAAATGCTTGTTGACCAATAACAGTATTTTGTGTTCCTGTAGTGTTTGCCAAAGCAGCTTGGTTTCCTATTGCAGTTAATAGATTACCTGTAGTATTGGCATATTTGACAAATCAAGATAATAATAAATGTAATAATAATTTTATACCAGAAATCGAGATACGAAAAAAAAATACACATAATCGATATGATTTATTAGCTGTTAGACCACTTATATTAGGTGATCTTAATACAG